GTATACAAAATCTTGGATCTGAAGGATCAGTTTCATTCGCGTCCAATAATCTTTTAGCTTCTCTAAGTTTACCAATTGTTAGTCCTGAATTTGCAGGACTTCCAGACTCAACGTAGTTCACAGCGATTTGGCTTGCTGCATCAAAAGCTTGACTTCCACTTCCAGTCTTACCAGTTTTTGCAGTTCCAAAAGCAGCTTCCAGGATGATGTCATCCATTTTTCTGCCAAGTGCCCAAGCGGCGTTTTGCGCGTAAGGAGATGCTGGGTCGATAAGAAGTCTTATTCTATCAGTTCTGTCCACCATATCCGCCCAATCAAAATCTCTCAATGATACTTGTCTTCTATCATGAGGAGTTGAGATTAGAGGGGTGTCAGAATGCCTAGATGTAACTTCTACCGCATCAACAGATCCTATACGATCATAGTATTCAAACTCTGCTTTTTGTGATTCAACCCGTACGAAAGGTCTAAGTTTCGAACCCTTTTGTTGTAAAAGGTGCTCAACGTTAGCTCTGTACTGGTTGACAAAAGCAGTTGTTATTTGTGTTGACATACTATTGCCTCCATTGTGTCATTTTCTTATTAATCGAAAACGCTACCCAAGTATTAACCTTAGACATTTTCTCCCTTGTTTACGTCTGTGGGTACAGTCGACGGATGGACCTTGCGGCTACCCATCATTACTTACTATATAACTAGTAAGTAAATTCGTACAATCTTTTTTACAGCGTTGTACCTGGTGTTTCATCAGGGTATGCTAATTTATATAAACTATCCATTCTTGTAATAGCTTCTTGATGCCCTGCGTGATCTCCCGATGTATACGCCGTCATAAAAGTTTTATCCCTATTATACCTAGCAATTTCTTGTTGTGCTTGATCTGGAGTCATAGTAAAAGATCTAGCTTGAGCTGCATCTGTTTTACCCTCTGCTATACCTTCTCCAATCTTAGCAAATAGTTTTACAAACATCGGATTGTTTCCATTACCTGAGTCTGCTAACCATTTTTTAAGATTTCCATCTCCATAGGAATCAACTGCTCTTTGAGCTAGATCGACTCTTTCATCGTAAGCTTTTCCAAACTCTTTTTTAAGAGAATTAACCCATTCAGCTGATTGCTGCCCAGTACTTTCTCCTGCAAGTTCAGTTTTCTTACCTATATAATCATGGTAACCATCATATATAGCTTTAGCTTGATTAGGAGTTAAACCTGCTTTATAAGACAAGTCTTTGAATTGTGTTTCAAAAGCCTCATCGTACTGCATCCCTTCAGGAAGGGAAGGTCTATCTCCAAATTGGTAACCATCTGCTTTTTCAGGTCTGCCTAATTGACTATGAAACATACTCATTTCTTCGTCAGTAGCTCCTTCTGTTGGTAAAGCAATTCTATTTTTACCAATTAGTTTTTGGCCATTTATATAACTTTTAGCCATACTGCCAACATCATTGATGTCAGATAGTGAAGGGTCATTACGTACGTCTTCAGGAAGCCCAGATCGCCAATCTGCAGGTGCTTTTGCATCTGTAGTTGAAGCGTCCGAGCTACCCGTTAATACGGACCCAGTTTGTTCTTGATCACTCATTTATTGCCTCCTGGTTGATCATGTTTTTAAAGTCCTCAGGTTTTTTTCCTATAAACTTGAGTATTGACACTACGATACGTCTCATTCCTTCACGGTGAGCTGTTTCGTGTGAATCGCCTGGTACATGTGTTGTATCCAGAACGAATCCTGTTTTACAAAGATGATCTAAAACTATTTCACCATCTTTTGAATTAAACACTGCTTTGTAGTGTTCATGTAATTTTTCTAATCCTAATTTTTTATCCTTAGCCAACTTTACTTGCCTCTCTCTGCATTAAATTAGCATCAGCAACATTTTTCCCTGCTTCACTTTGAACTTTAGCTTGTTCAGCTTCCATCATTTGTTGTTGTTGCTCTTGTCTAGCTTGTCTCTCTTGATCAACTTGTTCTTGTTCATTTAATATCTGAGGTGGAGCATCTAATAAATGGTGGAAATATCTAAATGTTTCATCCACATTCATATTATCTAATAACTCAGGTTTCAGTTGCATTAATGGTGCCATGCTTTCAAATAGTCTAGTAATTGTAAACATTTGATTTGATTTTTGAGCTTTAGCAATAGGAGATACATATTCAACTTTCATTTCCAAACCTTCTAATTGACGAGGAGGTTCTGGAATTAATTGTCTTCTAGATAAAATTCTAAATACTCTATCAATAAGAGGACCTAAAAATTCAACTTGTAATCTTCCAACCATTGGACCCATAAGTCTCATTTTCTCTTCTTGTCTCGCTACAACTTCAGTAGCAGTCATGTTTCCATTTTTATTATTTTTACCTTCTGGTAGTTGCATCCAATCAACGTGAAATGCTTGTAATATATGTTCACGTCTATTTTGAACTACATCTAATCCTAAGTCTAATCGTGCACCTGTCATTAATGGTTCTATTTTATCTTGTGTACCTGAACGATAGAAATTTAATCCACCAGGAACAGTTCTTACAGGTAATATAAAACCATCATCAGGTACAAGTAATGGTGGGTCGGTAACTTTTTGTGCAGCTTTAATAATTGTCTTCATCATTTGATTTACCATTTTAATATCTGGTAAACAAGTCATTGATGGAGAACGTCCATAAATCTCGCCAGCAACTTTTTGCCAACGAGGAACCATATATGGAAATTCATCAAAACCACCTTCTTCTAAAAGAGCTTTCTCTTCAATTAAAACATAACAAGATTTATAATTCTTCTCTGTTTTCTTTTTAAGAGGCATGCCATAAGTTTCAGATGGCTCAACTGCATGTATAACATCAAATTCTCTATAAGGATCTTTTTCTGCAATTCTAACTACATTTTCAGGAACTGCTTCTTTAAATCTTTCTATAAGTTGTCGACCTGTTCTTTTATATTTTCTATATAATGTATCAACAACACCTGCATCATTTTCTTGTATAAAACAATCAGCTAAGTGATAAGTTCTAAATGATATAGGAGCTCCGGCTTTATCTTGTACCATCATAACACCTGTACCAAATGAACCTAAATCTAAATATAATTCATGTGCTTGGGAATTGAAATTTGTATTTGGGATATTAAAAACTCTATCATATAAGATATTAGTTACTGTGTCTAACCATGTTTTAACTTCTAATTCTCTATTTAAAAGATCATCAAAAGTTTTTAGTACAAACCATCTTTGAGAAGGAGAAGTTAGAAAGCTGTGAAGACCTGATGCTAAATTTTCATTAGCTAACGGGCCTGTTGTATCAAATATTTTTTCAGATCTAGCTGTACCTCTATGACGAATTGTAGAAAAGTCTCCTCTGTTAGGATTAACATATTCTGCACAATCCTGCCATAGGTTTTCCCACGGAGTTCTAAAACTTTTTAAAGACTCTTGTTTAGAAATAATTTGAGTTACTATATCACCATTCATTTATTATTGTCCTAACAAAGTTTTTTTAGCTATTTCAGCTTCTTCTTCCACACCTTGTCCACCTGTTAATATAGTTTTTCTTCTACCATATCTTAATCTTTCTTTTTTCCTCGCATCCAATCCTGCATCTGGCGTCGGAGCCGGAGCTGGCGGTGGAGCTGGCGGTGGTGGTGGTTTTGGTCGTCTAAAAATGCCTCCCATTTACCCTCCTAATACACTATACTCGTTGTCAGCAAAAGTTGGGAGCTGTTGCTTATTAATTGTTAAATCCCTTGTTCCCAATGCAAGGTATCTAAATGCATCCGCGGCATGACTAGTCCAGTCGTGTAAAGGTTTATCCCTATACACTTTACGCTTTTCATCGTAATCTTTCCGGTATTGCCGCAAAGCCTCGACCAGTATATTACACTTTTTTGAATCAAAATAACACCTAGAAAGTATTGTTCTTGCAGCTTCTATTCCGTCTTCAATAAGTATGTGCGGACAAACATGAAATCGTAATCCTAGGTCTCTAGCAACTTCCCATCTAGACTTACCTGTCCCCATTTCTCTAACCTTAATATCATGAGGAGCTATATGCTTTCCATATATATAATCTTTATCTCTTAAAACCTTAACATAATGAGGAATTCCTTCTCCTTGATTTTCGTAATAGTCTATAATCCTATATTCTTTACCAAATTGTTGAAAGAAAATAATAGCTGTAGAATCACCCATACCTAAATCCCACGCTGTATGAACTTCTAATCTAGGTTCATAAGAAACTTCTTTTATCCGATCATCAGCTAAAGCTTTAGCCATTAAGCTACCATAATATGAACCAACTAATGGTGCATCAAAACTACAATAAAATTCTTGCTGTATTAATTCATCAGGCATACCTGCTGAACGTTCATCTTCTATAGCTTCTGGAGAAACTGCTGCTGTATCATCTACAGTTAATCGTTCACAAAACCACCGTTTGTTTCCAGTAGCCATATTAAACATGTCATATCCGTGATTTCGACCTCTCGCGGTATAAATAAAAACCGCCCATCCTCCATTCTCAGCCAAGATGGGACGAACGAGATCCCAGGCCCGCGGATCCTGAAGACTGTATTCTGAGAAGATGACTCCAACGGGGTTTGATCCCACCAAGCGGTCAACGTTATCTGTTCCAACAACCTGGTAAATGGAACCATTCTTAAGTTCAAGTCGCATATCCGTGTTGTTGATTGAAGACCAAAGTTCTTTGGGGAAGTGATCTAGAAACCCTCTTCCAGTTTTTGTCATACCATCCCATACAATTTTTCTCCCTTGGTTATATGTAGGTAATAAGTGCCAATATAAACCTTTTCGTTTTAAGGCAGCTGTGACACACCAGTTAACTGATAGTAAGTCTTTTCCTGCTCTCCTGTGCCATACAGCGACTGCACGTTTACCACCTTTTTCTAAAAAGTTCCAAAGGCCTTTTTGGTAAGCACGCGGTCGCCAATCATTTGGGACCGTAATTTCCATACTTAAGTTTTGTTTTCATAAGATAGTTGTTGTGCACTATCTTTATCTTCTTCATCTTGGTTAGAGAATTGTACCACATTAACATTTAATCCACCATCCACTAAAGCATCCATTTCTATAGCTCTTCGTTTAGGTGCAATGTATTGTGCTAATTCTTTATTTGCTTGAAATCTTAATTCAGGTGTATTGCTGTTATCCATAGAAATATTTGCTAATGCTTCTATTGGGTCACAACCTATTAGATCTAATTTTGCTTGAACAGCTTTAGTTTTTTCTCCTAATGAACCTTTAGGTCTACCTGATCCAGCTCTCTGTCCACCTGCTCCTTGTGTACTCATTAAAATATAATAGCTCCTAATATAAATGCACCTATTAAAGCTGCAGCCATATATTTATTCTTTAGACAATAGCTCTGATACTGTTGGCTTAATTGTTTTATTTTCTTTAACATAATCCTCCTCTAATGTTTCAAATGTTGCCACTTGATTATCTGTCAATGCTACTTGTTTCCTTGCCTCCAAATAATCTGGAGCTTCTAAAAACATCACACGCACATTTGCCATCATGTCTGGCTTTTCCATTATACGCACTTTCCATTGCATAGTAAACTATATACTTTGTTTTTTAATCGGATCACACCAAAATCTTACAGATAAGCGTGAATCTTTTGGAATTAGTAAATATTCTCTTATATGCATATCAGATGCATATTTATAACCTGCAATGGCACATTCATTATGAGTTTCAAATATTTGTACTTTTACAGGATCTTTGCACGATTGCTGCGCACCTCCGACCACGACACATGCTTGTAGTACTAGTCCATAGATGAAATTCATAAGTTACTTATATAGCAGTTTATATTATTAGTATATTGTATTTATTGACCTCCACAGTCGGTTTAGTAATTTTTTTAGATTAGTTTGTATACTACTAAAGTGTCACTTTATTGTTTATCCGTTTGCTATTTCTATTTATCCGTTAGTGAAAACTCCCCTCACCAGAGTACGCAACATGCATGCATGTTTTTCGTGGGCGTGTGAGCGCGGGCCCGGGCCGTAATATTACGAAATATTTCGCGGGAGAAAAAACGTTTTTCTTTATGGCAATTATTCACGCACCTCTGCCCTTTAACTCTAATTTGACAGGGAGAGAGTAGTGTTATTTGATACATCTTGATTATTAATCAGACTATCCGTTGTAATATATTGTAACACTTGAGCTATAGCTATCATGTAACTTGTAATAACTCGTAACATTTTGTTACTGTACAAAACGGATCAAACGTGAGATACTAGAAATGATTATATAAAAAAAATATAATCGTTGATTTAACAAAATGGAGTAACAAATGAAAAAATCTAATAGATTTTATTCATTCACTCTTGATGAATCAACTCTGAAACAGAAGTTAACACCTCAAATTACTCAAATTTTTGACGTAATTTTGAAAAGTGGAATTTCTGAGTTTGCAGAAGCAGATTTGAAAAAATTAGTAGAATCTGCTAAAAAAGACGGGAATTTAAAAACTCGTCAATCTAGTTGGAGAATTTTCTCTTACTATCGTGCAAACATGATTTCGGATGGATT